CGTGAGCTATACGCACCACCTGCTCCAGTTGGACCAGCTATAAATTCTTTTGCCCCTGAGCTAGATCCCAGAGAACTTGGCGTAATTGCAGCTAACTTTGCTGCTGGAATACTTGCGTCATCAATTAGGTCAACGCCTTGCTCAACCAGGCTTTTTACACTGACCTTTTTGGTTTCGCTTGCGCTTACGTCGGCAATAGGCAGAACATCAGTCGAAGCTACGTCGGCTTCAGCCAGCTCTGTAAGGGCTGTAATCTTCTGATCGGCCATCGCCTGAAGCCCCTACAAGACTAATCTTCAATCTCTAGCTTACCGCTCCCAGGCTGCTCAAGCAGGATTCGGTCAGTGTCTTCTTTCAGCACATAGTTGGTGATCACGCCAATCCCAAGCTTGGGTAAAATTGGCCCAGTGGTAACAAAGTTAAAATTAGACAGAGTCAATTGGCCCGAGCCAAGACTGATTGCAGCATTTGTCACAATGCCTTTAAATTCAAAGTAAAAGAAGTCATTTACTGCTTCCGCGTTTTGCCCTTTATCAACTATGTAAAGCTCAGCATCAAACTCAGCACCAAGTTTTTGACGCAAAATTAATTCATGAAGGTAGCTAGGAACATCAGTGTCTACTGTCTCTCCCGCAGCATCAGGATCATAATGAAACTCGCAACTGATGCTCCCGTTTCCACTAATCAAGCCACTTTCGTTTTTCCTAAACTCGTCGCTAAGGACGGTCACATCTACAACATCTCTGTCATTGTTTAGTTCAAAAGATGTTACTAATCCTAAAATATTATATTCAGCCTGAACGCTAGTCACCTCAATCGGGATGGCCGTTGTAATCGCAGCCAAAGTGATCTTGCCAGTGTTTTGACCGTTCAACGCATTAGCAAAAGTGTCGTAAAGGCAGACACCACCTAGCTCGTCAACATAGATATACCAAGTGCCGTCAGGCAATTGACTGCCGCCGTCCCATCCAGAGCCGTCGATAAAAGCAAGGTTTGCACCGTTAGTGCTTTTAATCTGCAGCCGATCACCCGTCAGCAGCATTTCCTGCGGGAAATCAAAGCTAAACCGCTTTTTTGCAGCGTTGACATCGCCAGGATCTACCAAGCTGGTAAACGTGCGCCCTGGAGTTGCTCTTCGCAGCCTAATTCTTCCGTTATTGCCTAGAAAAACCGTCATAGCGATTTACTAACGAAATCACCGCTCATTATGTAGTTGACATTGACGCGCATCACTTCGCCAACAACACACGACAGATCGGCGCTAGTTAGCACCGCATCAAACTCCAAAAAATTGTCGTCAAACTTCAACTTCAACCTGGCAGTTGCAGTAATTGAAGCGTCTGCCGTGGTGTCTTGGTTGACTTGGTTGAGCAACTTGACTGGTGCGTCGTCGTAATACAAAACCGTTAACGCCCCAGAAGCAGTGCGGATGCCAGTCGTAAACGCTCGAACGTCTTCGCTTAGCGTCGTTACCTCAAGCGCGTCGGTGTTAGCGGCCATTGACCACTGCACCACCTTGGCGACTGCAACACCCCCAAGCTCAACGCTGCCGTCTTGACCCGCGTAATACTTAGCCATGGTCAGACACCCTCAAGCTCGCCAATGAACTCACACGTCACTGTACTCAGTCCTGGCTTAACGCTTGCAACTGATGGCGGTGATGCATATTTCCACTTCAACAAGCTGTTCGTTTCCCGAATCCAGGGAGTCAACGCCTCAGACGCTCCAGCTGCAACATTACTTGTAGTGAACTCTGCGTAGTTGTCGGCGTTCATCACATCCACAAAGTTCTGCAAGATCAACGCAGCGTTTGCGTCAGTGATGTTTGCAAACGTTAAGGACAGGCTGCTGCTATACCGCTGGTTGCCGTAACGAACGCGGACAACAGCACCGTTCTGGGATTGGAACTGCTGCTCAGGAAATATTCCCGGCGTGTAAGAACGGCTGGTGGGAACTAATGCTGGAAAACTTACTGCTGTCATCAGTCCGTAACGTCAAACAGCGCGTTCTCAGGATTCAGGATAGCCAACCTACCTGCCTGGTCCACTTTCTGGTAGCTGCCGCCGATGTCCACAAAACCATCGTCATCAATAGTCAGGCTGGTCACCCTGTAGATGCGTTTTTGTTGGTTTTGCATCTTGATGGTGAAGATCGAGCTGAAGAAAACCTCATCGCCCGTCTTGCCGCCTGCAATTTGCAGCTGACCTTCAATAACTTCCGTCTGACCAGGACGCCAGAAAAACACGGTGTACGTGCCATCGGCAAGCGCAGTTGTGGAAGTGACGCCACCAAACTGATCAACACTGCCGTTATTAAAACGGCTGGTGTGTGATGCGTTCGAAACTACCTTGATGTAATCACCAGCTGTTAGGCCAAGAGCAGAGCTAGGTGTCGTCTTGAATTGAATGTTGTGCTCGCTGTGTTTACGAAGCAACAGCTTATGTTCAGCAATCTTTTTGGCGTGCTTAGAGCTAGTACAGAAACTAGTTAGATCCATAAATTCTTCTGGATCTGAATCAGAACCGCCGTCAATGTCTTGAAAGCGAAGCTGGGTTACTCGTTGAGAGGAAAAACCGTTTTCCTCTTCCCTTCGGTAAGCAACAGTTGCTTTAAACAACTGACGCTCTTGAGTCGGCAAGAAACTCACCTGCATGTCCTTCATGTTGCCATCGGTAAATAAAGCTTTGACGCTTTTAGTAATATCTTGCGCTGGCTCGATAACAAACGTCGCAGGGTTATAAGGGACAGAAGGCATCAAAGAAAACTTGCCGCCGACAATAGTAAAGTCGAGCAAACTAAACGCAGCGTTTGTGTGGATAAACTCTCGCAGGCCAACACGATCACCAACAACTCCATCAAACCGAAAACCATTAGCTCTACAAAACTTGGCTGCAATCACCATTGCATCGCGGTCAATTGTGTCTCTAGGGATGCGCTTGCCCGCACCAAGACGATCGCTAACAAGTAAGTTGAAAGCAATTTCAGCAAAGTTATTAGTTGCGGCTGGATCTGCAGTAGTAAGAGCTGTAGTGCCGTCGTCATTAATCAATCGTTCCACCTTAATGCCTTGTTTTACATAGGCGCTTAATTGGCCCATTGAAGACCAATCCTTACCTGCTAAGACTCGTAGGCCAAGCAAAGACAAATCATTGTATTGAGCGGCTCCAAAATTTGGCTTGTCCTCTTCAGGCCGAACCATTTCGTTGACAAAAACGACCTCATGCTCAGGCCCGTTTTGATGGCTAGTTTCTTCTGCGTCAAACTTTGGATAATCAGCAATTGCATCTTTTAAATTCAACAGCGGGCGAGTTTTACCCTGTATAAACACAGCATCAACTTCTGTTATCTGAACGTCTACTAACGTTCCATCAGCAAATTGGAAGCGGACGACATCTCCAACTGTATAGCCAGTGCCAGGTTCAATAATGAGCCACTGCCACTGACCAACGGCAAAGCTTGAAGCATTGACCTTAAACCCAGAGCCATTGCCGCTATAACTTTGATGACTGTAATTAGTAGGGCCGCCACCAGAAACAAAATCATTACTTCCTAGGCTAAATTGATATTTACCAATTTTGTAGAGATTAAGAGCTGTTCTACTTGTCACATAACTACCTTTTTCAATCGGGTAATAAAGATTGCTGCCTGACACTACTGGCGTTGAGCCAGGGGCAATGCGATACAAGGCATTGTCGTTTTGGTCTGCAGGGCTTGGTGCCTGCGTAGTGCTTGTGACATTGACGCCATTGTAGAAAGCAGCAACAAGTTCACCCGCAGTGTTTGTCTGAACGTAGTAATCGTTAGTGACGCTTGTTAAAACTCGCTGCCCTGGGACAGTGGTTTGCCATTTCTTTACAGCTGGAACAGTTTTAACAAAATCAGCTGGATCATATTGGTAAACAGACCCAAGCTCAACAACTTCGCCTTCCCATGCTGCATACACAGCGCCAGGAGCTGTCGGGTTATCTACGTTTATATAGACGCCCGTTGTTAAATGGCCGGTAACGGAATCCTGAACAACTTTAGGGCCGTCAATTAGGTTCCATTGCGCGTTATCGGGCAAATTGCCAACGTTGTATTGGCTAAGGGCTTTTACAGTCCCCGCAAGTGGAGCACCAGCCTCGACTCGTTTAAAAAAGAACTCATCATTAGATGCCATCAAATTATTTATTGACTTGCGCTCACCTGTGCAGCTAACTTGTACAAAACCAAGGGCCGAATTAATAGTGGTCATGGCAAAATTTTCTTTGCCTGTTAAAAGATAGACTTCGTTTGAATTTCCAGGAATGTCAACGTATATGCCATCTGCGGTACTGCCAGTAACAGGAACAATCCTGAACTCATACTGCCCAGGATTATGGTTAATTCGAATAGTGTTGTACTGGGGCTGTGGGTTACTGCCGCGAACAGCAAAAATATTTCCAGCAGAAATGTCTGTAAAGGTTGTAGCGTTGCTAACCCCTACTTCTCTAAATTCAATTCTAAAAAAGCTAAACCTAGTCTGAAAAGTTGAAACTCTGCCAAGCGAAAAACTTTGCTTGTCTGATTCATATTGTTGCAGAATCGCGGCAGGGGGCTCGGAATTAACATTTGCAAAATTACTAATGCGCTTGAACACAACACTTTTGATACCAATCTCAGTTTGATCGCAAACACGATTGTTGGTGATGGTTGCAATATCTATGCGCTGCAAATGCTGCCCGAATGGCGCGTTTGCTGTAGTTAGCGGGTCAGCATCGGCACTTTGAAAATATCCAAATCCTCGCTCTTTGCAAACAAACTCAAATTCTCGATCTGCAACTGGCGGGCTTTCAAATGGTGAGTCCGGGCGTTTTGTGCATTGGATTATTGCGCTACCAAAAGCAAACAAATCCCCAACGTTGACCAAAGTATCAGCATCAGAGACTCTGCTGTCGATTGCTGTGTTTACATCGTCTAATCCATGCGGTGGAAAAGCATCAGGTGCTTCTCGTGCAGCTGAATTTCTAAAAGTTAACGTGTCGCCAACATTAATTTCCTTCGTCTGAGTAACAACAGCATTGTTTAGGCGCTCCATTGCCTGACGGCCTGCATACGGCCTGACATTGAGTCCAAGCGTCAAACCATTAATCTTGTCTCTTTTGTTTCGCAGCGATTCATCATTGCCAAAGACTTGAACAATGTCATACGGCAAAAAATACGGGGAGCCGTTGGAAACTGGTGAATGACAACCAAAAGCACGCTGTGAGTTTGGCGTTCGAGTACCACTTAGTAACGGGCGAAAGTTATTTTTTAGTTGATCGTATGCAAGAAATACATCGCTATCAGTTTCAGCAGGCAATTCTCCCGCCATCGTATTAACGTTACTTACACGCCCACCATCGGCAGCGTTGTTTAAAAAATATGCTCTATATCGTGCCTCTTGATAGTTACGCAATAGCTGATCACCAATAGCCAAACCCTGTGGATCAGGAATCGCAGCAAGCTCAGACAACCCAAGCGTTGTCAGCATCTTTAACTCTTGATGTGAACCAAGACTTAACAACTGAGACCAAAGCAGCAATCCTTTTACACGGATGCCACCTACAGTTTCACTGCTGCCAAGTAGCTGTTCACGTTTAGCAAAGGCAAGCGGAATAATGCTGCCAAGCGTTGCCAGATCCTGCAGGCTGTCAAAACCAAATAGCTCAGCAAACTTTGTTTGACCGCGAGTGTCTGCAGTCTTGATCGGACTTAATGGATCCTCTAATGAAGGAGGTTTAGGCGCTAGCAGCACCGACGCTGCAGTACTTAAAACGCCTATAACAAGACTGATAATTTCGAAAGTAGTTAATGGCTCACCTGTTGCAACGATTTCTGGAATCGACGCATATTCTTCGCCTCGTTCTTTTGCCTTGCAATCAGCTAAGCGACAAAACTCCCAATATTCATCTAATGTCAGACCTAACGCATCAATAATTTGCTGCTCTGCCGGCAGTAAAGAGCGGCGGGAGTAAGAACGCTGCAGGGGATCCATATCACTTGACGGTCTCTGAATTGCAGCCATCCGCCTTCGTAGAAAGAAGCCAACCCATAACTGCCGTCAAGGCAATGGATTAACCCGAGTGTGCCTACTCTAGCGTCACCTGACTTTCTGCCCCAACGTTCCAACTGCTCTGAGAACACCGAATAATCTTTACGCCGCAAACGCCTGTACCACGATCGCTGTGGAGCGGGCATGTCTATACCGTGCCAAGCCTGCACAGCTGTAGCCAAACTCAAGCAATCAGCAGCACCATGCTTTTCAGGTATCGCTCCAAGCCTGTAAGGCAGCCCAATTAACTGGTACGGCTCAATCAAGCGTTACTGATTCGAGAGGTAACAGGCAACGCGCCAACATCTTTAGATCGCAAAACCTTGTTTGGAATGGAGGAAGTCACCGCATCAATTGCAGTGCTCAGTGCCATCTGCACACCCTCAACGTTGTAGCTGATGCTGGACGGTATCCAGTATTCAGTTGATAACGTGCGGTTAGGCAGAAACGTAGAAGGGTCCATTAACACCGTGTCCACTCGCACTGACCAAAAGTTTTCAACTGCCTCATACGCTTTTGCAAGGCTGAGTTGGTTATTAGCGAAGGTCAACAAACTTTCAATGTTGTCGCCACTTAAGGTTTTAGTTGCACCGTTATAGATGAACGGCAGGAACGCATAAGGGTTTGAATCAAACGTGATCGTGTTGGCAGTGTTGCTGTTTTGGTATCTGCCTTGATCAGCACCCGCATTATCCTCAAAAGAAATAAATGTGGTGACTGCCTCGATCGTCATACGCCAATCCTGCTACGAACACTGCGCTTGTTCACAAGTTCACTGTAAACACCACGCTTGCCCATTTCAGCGCCACGCTTAGCCGCCTGAGCCATTCCCTTCTCAAACTCAGCAGCGGTAACGTAATTAATGTTGTTGATCCGCTCAACGCTGTAGTTCACATCAAGAACTGCATTACTAGCTGAACCATTACCTTCAGATTCTTGACCGCCTGTCATTAAGGACGCAGCTGAGTTGCCTGAGCCTCTTGAATAACGCGACATTGCTTCCCTTGCAGTGTCTTGGCTTGCAACCTCTACGCCAAGACGACCGCCACGACCTCTTTTTAAAGGCATAATCGCCTCAGGGCCTGCTTCTCCCATCACTCCCATGCCGTTAGCCATGGGAAAAACAGTTGGCTTGTTTACAACGCCGCCATAAGCAAACGGAACAACGTTGTTGTGTGCAAAAACGTTGCCCTTGGCACTAAACAAAGCTCCCAGCAACCCAGTGCCTTTTTCTCCTCCAACACCAAAGCTGCCAATACCAGCCCTAAGAAATAGGCTTCCAATCTGCTTCAAAACGCCTGACAAGGACTCGCCTAAAGACTTTGTGCCATCAATCAAGCCCATGATTGCGTTAGTCAAACCTGTCGCAACAGTGTCTTTAATAGATCCAAATAACTTTTGAGTTTCTGTCAGCTCATTGTTTAAATCCTTGATTTTTGCCGGTTTGCCGCTAAGTAAGCGAAGAATTTTTTCATTGGTTTTGGCATCTAAATTCAAAAGTCTTATGTTTTTTTCGCGGGGCAGCAAAGTGCTTTCTTCAATTTTTTGCCTATCAAATGCGAGCTGGGCACTTACTACTGCAAAATTATTCCCGCTTTTTCTTGCCTCATTTAGTTTTTCAGCCAAGCCAAGCAATGTTTGCGATGCATCAATACGCTCTGTGCTAGGAGGAGGGGTAAGGACAATCCCAGGCAAGCCCCCCCCAGGCTTTGACTGTTCAATTTCGCCACGCATTTTCATCATTGCTCTTAAATTATCTAACTCTTTAGAAGCTACATTTCGTGTTTGTATTGCTTGCTGTTGTTCCAGCAACAAGCCCCCTAGCCCGCCACCCTGAGCCCCAGCGCCTCCAAGCAAATCCGCTTCTGGCCTAGCTTGTTGCTCTCGACGAATGTCTGCATTGATTGCAGCTAATTTTAAATTGCTAGCTGTAACCTGCTTAGTTAATACTGCAATTCTTGCGTCATCGCTAACGCCTAAAAATCTATCCAAAGCATCAGCAGCATCAGTAATTTGTTCAAGTATTGCAGTAAAAACTGTTTGGAATGCTGTGCCAATTGGCGTTAATAAGCGGCCTACAGATTCGTTCATATTTGACAACGCAACTGCTAAACGATCTCCTGCTGCTTCCGGCGAAGAAGCAATAATTTCTGCAGTTTTTCCGTACTTTTTAAATATTTCTTCTGCAAAGGTTTGGAAGTCTTGCAGACTAACTTCTCCTTTTTCAAGGGATTTGTCTAGCTCTTGCGGTGTTTTTCCCAATGACTTAGCAAACAAAGTAAACGCACCGGGAAGCCTTTCTCCAATTTGTTGTCTCAATTCTTCGGCTGATACCTTACCTTTAGAGAAGACTTGCGCGGTTGCTGCCAGGGCAGAATCAATATCTTGCAACGAGCCACCTGTCGCCCTAACGGAAGCAACAATGCCATTAAACGCAGTTTTTGTGTCTTCAAGGTTTCCACCTGCACCTTGCACAGATGCTTGTAATTTTGTAAATTGACGAGTAACAATCTCTTGAGGAATTGCAAACTTTGTAGTTGCTTGTTGAACAAAATCAAGAGCATTGTTGTAATCAGTCTGGCTTGTTGTTACGCCTTTTAATGCAATTCTAAGCTTTGCAATGCTTGCTGCATACTCAGCACTTGCGCCTAAAGCTTGCCTGAATTGCCCAACCTGAGCGCCAATAGCGCCGCCAACAATTGCACCACCTGGCCCCGCAATAGAACCAAGCAACGCGCCTGCTGCCCCTTCAGGACCACCAAAGACCCCAGCGCCTGCAACTGTTCCCGCAACTTGAGCAGCAGCTCTTAACCTTCCTCCCCTGCCTGGGCCTTTCCTGCCCTCTGCTTTTTGCAGTTGTTTATCAAGCCTTGCCGCCTCAGCAGTCGCCTCTCTAAACGCATCACTGCCAATCTCAACTTGCTGCGTAATATCGCGCCAAGCGTTTCTGTAACCCCGAAGGTTTGCAATGCTATTTTTTGACGTTCTTTGAACTTCTTTTAGCTCTTTTGATATTTGATCAAACGGAGCCGCAGCACTTTTAGCCTGTCGCCCTAGCCCGTTTAAAGTCCGCGTTAATTTATCAAGACCAGCATCGCCAGCGGTTTTTACAAGGACCTTTAGTTCGGTTGTGACCTTTGCCATCAGGAGTCCTTCTTGTTTAGGCTGGCGAGTGCGGTTAGTTCCATCACCTGTACGCCTTCAAAAAGGGCGACAGGATCCTTGACTTCATACAGTCTACAGAGGTAGTCCAGCGACGAGTAATTCAAACCAGAAACCCCGCCCATACTGACATTCCACTGCGTTTGCATTCTTAGGAACATTGCAACAATATCCCAGTTTTCTTCCCACACCTCAAAATCCGCAGCCTTACGTGCCTTACGGATTGCATTGATCTCACCAGGGTCCATACCCTTAGCCATCAAGTCATCAACGCTTTCATCAAAGACACCGCCGCCTTCGCACCAATGCTTAGCGGCGGATTCTAGTTTTTTGCTTGTGCCCCCGTAAGGCTGTCTGTGTAAGCGGTAATTACACCACGCAAAACATAGGGGTCGTCAAACAGCTCAGCTTGTGCTTCCTCGCTGTAAACAACCTCGTCGCCATCCTCGTCTTTAATCCCTTCCCAGCCTTCAACAATTTCGCCAATCAAAGCATCATCGCCTTGCTCAACTAAATCGTTGAAAGCTGAGCGGCTCATCTTTTTAAAGATTGCCGTGAAAGTTTCTTTCTTGAACTTGCCGCCGTCAACAGGAACGTCAACGGCAACAGGCCATTTGTAAGAAGAAACTTTCTTGAGAACAAAAGCCATGCAGATTAGGTGTAAGCGAGTGTCAGCTCGTTGTTACCAGCTGAGCTTGGCACCATAGTAGTAGGAAGGTTCAAC